CAGAAGAACCATCATCAATAATTACGCCTTGAACATCGGCAGCAGGATTTGTAGTAAAACCAATTCCTAAAGGATAAATGCGACCAGTAACCAAACGATAAACTGGAGTTCCATCATTCATAACTCCAGGACCATCAAAACCTCGCAGATATTTTTTGAACTCTTCTATTTGTTTTTTATCTGTAATTATTTCAGCTTGGCTCAAGTCGGAGCTTCCAACGGCAACCATATATTCATTAAATCCAATTTCCCAACTAGCACTTATTCTTTGGAATAAATTAGATTCAGGATCATTTGACTCCATGAGAGCGTCAGCAAAATTTCTATCAACTGTCTTATAAACTACAGCCGCCAAAGAAATATTAAAAGGATCTAGCTTTCCTTTTACTTGTTCATCTGAAATGATTTCATTAGAACCGATAGTAGAAAACGCCGAATTAACAATATGCCCTACAACTCTTTGTTTCTTATGTTCGATGTTTGTAGGCTTATGTATAAAATAATTTTTAAAAGCAATTGCTGTGTTAGTATCTATTCCATCGCCATTCTTATTAAATCTGTTAACTAAAGCGGCATTAAAAGCCGCTCCAATCAAATCAACATTCGCATCCAAATTAACAGACGAAGGAATAAGACTCTTTAGAGACTCTAAAGAAGCTTTTGATACGAGAACGTTGTTATCAAAATTTAAACTCGCCGTTACAAAATTCTCAAATGATGTTCTATATTTAAACATAATACTTAATTTTACACTGAGTATTTAGTACTGTGATATAAAAGTGCAGCAGAATACGTTTCTAATTGATGTTCTGCGCCCAATTCTTGAATTTGAGGTAAGATATTTATCTTATCCAATATTGATGGATCTTTAAGAGAATCGACTGCTATAGTCATCCAAGTATCACTTTCGCAACCGACAATGATTGCTTCTGACAAACTTTCAGCAATCTTCATCTGTTCTGCGTTTAAATTTTTCTTCTTATATTTTTTCTTTAATTCTCCTTCGATAACAGAATATAAAGATTTTGTTTTTTCCATTGTTTTTGCTATTGAATCTTTAGCGAAGACAGATGCTTTCGATCCAAGCGGGCGACCTTTTTCTGTTGGAGTAGTTGTTTTCTTAATCGGTGGTTTTACGCCTGAAACTGAACCTTCTGGCATCGGAGGAGCAATAACAGGTACTCCACCAACGATTGGATTATAAAATCCTTTTTTACGTTCTTCAACGAACTTAATCTGAGCAGCAGCTAACTCTTCTTTAGTTGGATAAATACCAGTTTCAATTACTCTCAATCCTTCTTCTGGAGGTAATATACCGAGTTCCATCATGCGCGTGACCACGCGATTAAATTGTGTTTCATCTTTAATTGAAACCTCTTCAAATTTAACAATTGGGCATTTACCTTTAAAACCTAAATTCTTAAATATCAATTCCATTTCTGGACGGAGAAAGTCATTCAAGAAAGCGTTTCTACCTTCTTTTAAACGCTCAAAAAAGACTTGAGCTTTTACAGTCGTGTTCGCAAACTTTTCAGAACCAATAAGAATATTCTGCAAACCTTCTTTAATGTCTTCATTTACTATTTTATATTTATCATAACCTAAAACTTTATTCAAATCAGGAATAATAAACTCTGCCTTAGTAGTATAGTCAGCAATAAGAACGCGGCCTACAGATTCATTATTGAGTAAGCCTTGCATGGCTTTTATATTTTTATGATTGATACCGCCTTTACTTGGCTCAGTACCCATCGTTATCAATAGAATGACATTCTCGATTGTGCGGCAGATAGCTTGATCTATCTTCTTCATTTCCATCTTGAAGTTGATATCATCTAAAACAGCAAAACCAAAAGGCACGGCAAAAGGCTCATAATCTTGTTTCTTATAAAAAGAATATATAACATCAGTAGGATTAAGTTGAATCTTCAATCCATCTTGCGCCCATTGACCATGTTTAATCTTATCTTGTGTTTCTTTATCTAAGCTATTAAAAATTTGAACATCTCTTTCGTTTTTAGGGTTTTGCAATCTTTCTAATTCATATTCAGAAAGAATCTTTTGATAAACTACATCTCTCCAAGAGCTTGTTCTATTTACAGTTACATAGTACGGGTTCAATAAAATATATTGAATAGGAATTAAATTTTTAACATCGTGCGCAGTAGGATACTTATGAATCTGGACATCTGTTTCATAAGACGAGCCATCGTAATTAGCATAAGTTTCTAATATGCTTTGAAAATCATCTATTGTAAATTTAGCATTAACTTTATAAAAGAAAACATTACCACTTCTATAATACTCGCGAAAATATTGATCTTTTACATTCCACATCTTTGTGTACTTCATCCATTTAGAAAAAAAGTCGCGAGCTTTTTGGCTACCACCTTCTAAATATATTTCTGCATTAGCAAATTCAGACATGATATCAACTGCATTTCTAAAAATAGCTACATTTGCATAAGCTTTTTGGCACAATTCAATTGCATCACGAATATTGTAACCATTAACTGACATTTCGAAAGGCAACATTCCTTCACGAATATTACCGTATTTATAAATTTTCGGACCTATATAAGCTAAATTTCTTCGCAATGAAGTGCTGCCCTCTCCACCACCAGAACTATTTCTTTCATAACTAGCGGAACTTTCATAAAAAGAGTCCCCAACGAAAGATGGTGAAGATTCGGCGTTGTTGTTGATTAGATCTTCTAAATTAGAATTTTCATTCTCTTTAGCACCTTTCGAAAATCTGTTCCAATAATTAGACTTTTTATTATAAGAGCGGCTCATATTTATTTAGTTTACACTTATAACTTTAAAAGTGACTTTGAAAGTTACTTTTATCCTATAAACATTGGAGTAAATGTTTCTGTATTATCTTCTACAGTAACAGTTCTCATATCAATTATAATCTTTGTCAGCCAATTTCCTAATACTAATGCAGAATAACTATCTTTTCTTGGCTTGTCTGGTCCAGATTTACGTTTTAAGTTTGCTGGCAGATCAAAATTTTGCATACCTTGTGCCGAAGTTGTTATTTGGATAAGAGCGCATTCTGTTTTTGTTAAAAAGATCATGTCTGATAAATGCTCAACAAAGTCAATCATTCTTGCGCCTACATCAGACTTATCTAAGTCAGAAACGTTAGAAAATTTAAGATTTTCTATACCTATTTTTTTATTAATTTGCGATCTATAATGATCATCCATAGCTCTGCTAGCAAAATAAATACGATGATGATCAAAATTAGCTTGTAACAATTCATTAGCTTGGCGTATCCAAGATGATGTAGGTTTTCTTAAGAATACCATTTTAAAATCTGATTTATTGTATTCCATTTTTGCAGAATAAAGATTTGTTTGATATTCTTCTGGTCTTTCAAATTCTGTAATGATAGATTTCAAATCGATCTTCTCGTCTTTAAATAATTCGCTTTCATTACATGAGTTCATGAATTGAACTCCACCGTTATAGTCCATACATACGGCAGTTACATTAAAGTTTTTTAAAATATATAAAAAATATTTAATATGGTCTTTTAATGACGCTCCAGCCAAAGCGTAAGAATGAACTAAAGTACCCATTTGTTTTTCATAATTAACTTTTATAACTTGAATAGCAAAATCGTCAGATCCTTCGGTTTCCGACCAAGACGGATCAACCGCTACAACATATTCGTCTTCAGGATTCCCAACTACTTCTACAGATGGACTTTCTCCATCAGGTACTGTGCATAATGCCATTTTAGATATTTTAAAATATCCAGAACTGTCATCTGTGAATTGAGCGCCAAACTCTCTTTGGAATTGAGACTCACTCATCGTGGATTTCGCTTGGTTAATTAGATTTTGATCGTACAATTGAACTGGAGCGCAATCATATGAAAACTGCATAACACATCTTTTCGATGAGTCTGTTGGTTTAGGATTATGTATTAGATTGTCGTATCGCTCAAATAGTTTATAAAGATATTCAAACTTAAAAGAAGCAGAAGACAATGCTATTAATTTGTTGTTAGGCCACACATATCTATCTTCTTCTTTCATTTCTCCGCGTTCAATCAATTGAGTTTCAAGATTGTAAAGCTCTTCTCTTTGAGTTGGGTTTTGAACGACGGATAAGAACGGAACAATGACTTCGTTATAAATACGCTCAGGCATTAATAAGAACTCATCAATAATAATACGATGAAAACGAAAACCACGAAGCTTTTCGCCATCACCCAAAGGTAATGCGCGTATTCTGCTTTTGCCTATTTCCATTAACCATTCGTCATTGTTTTTAGAAACGTGAGTAATACATTGTTTCAACAAATAAGCTTCAGGTTTTGCTGCAATGTCTTCAATTTTTTTAAATATCATTTTTGACTGACGAAAAGAGCGAGAAAGAATTCCAATCTCAACGCCTTGATTCAATATAGCATCCAATACAGCAAAAATACCAGTGGTATAACTTTTACTCATACCACGCGACCAAACGCCTAGAAAATAATCACTCTCCAACATAGACTTCACAGCCATGTGTTGAAATGGAAACAGCTTCACTCCTGTAATTAAATCAGTAGTGAAAGTCACATTGTTTCTCAAAAATTGATAAAACAAAAGTTTCGCTTCTCGCTCTTCAATAAAACCTTCTTTTTGAGAAAGCTCTTCATTTGAGACGTAAGGATTTTTTCTTTCTCTTTGATTACCTGTTTCCCAGCTCATGATCTAAAAAATATTGTAAATCTACCTGCCATAAATCTTTTCCAAAGTATAATAACCTTGGAATAAGATCTATAGATCTTTTTCTACTTCCTGTAAAAATAAACTGCAAATGCCTAGGATATTTATGCGTCAAATCTCTTAGATTATGAAATACATATTCTAAGTTAGTTTTTCGTTTAAATTTTTTATGATTATCGATGATAGAATCAATTGATGTTTCTATAACTACGAATAGATAACCTTCAAGCTCAACCGTACGTTGTATTTCTCTTTCAAAACGCTCTACTCCAGACGCTAATGTTCCTAAAAAATCGCCCTCGCTTTTTCTATCAATAAAAGTATAATTATATTCTTGAGCATTCATTAAATAATCTCCAATAAATAATTTTTCAACCTTAGTATTAGCAAACTCCAAAGGATCTTGTTCGC